AGCTAGGAGTTAGTTATGAGTATGACACTTATAGAACACATTGAGGTTGACCCTGCCGTAACCAGCATTACATTCACAGATGGTGGGGCTTGGTCTGGCTATACCGACTTGCTCATAAAGTATTCAAGCAGAACAACTGATGGCGGTAGTTCAGAAATGCTAAGAGTGCAATTCAATAGTGCGACAACTGGATACACAGCTAGGCAGTTATTTACAACGGGAGGCACGCCATCATCGCAGTCCTATGCAAGTGCTTACAATGCAATTGTTGTCGTCAATCAGCAAGGAGATGGGTCAACAGCAAACACTTTTGGTAGCTGTGACATCTACATCCCCAATTTCGCTTCCTCAAATTACAAGTCCTTAAGTGCCGACATAGTTGGCGAAAACAATGGCACTAGTGCTCCACGAGGCATCGCTGCTGGGCTTTGGTCGAATACGGCTGCGATAACTTCTATTACTTTGACCACACAATTTGGCACAACCGACCTAAAAGTGGGGACGACAGCAACTTTGTATGGGATAACCGCAGGCAGTTCTGGTGGAGTAACAGTCTCTTGATAGAAGGCAGGTAGAATAAAACTATGACAGATAGACCCTCGAAACTTATTGTGGATTGCTCGACTGGAGAGCGTAGAGTCGAATTTCTTTCCGATGAGGAAATAGCCGAGCGTGAAGCAATGGCAGCTCAGGCAGAAGCCGACAGACTTGCTCAGGAGCAGGCAGAGGCAGATAGGCAGGCACTCAAGGATTCGGCTAAGGCTAAGTTGATTGCTGGCGAGCCTTTGACGGCTGAAGAAGCTGCTGTAATCGTCCTGTAAAATAGTTGTAAACCTACACCACTTGAAGCATTGGAGCGTGTGTAGTTGAACGAAGAAATCCCAGCCTGGGCAATTGAACTGATCAAGCAGGTCGAAAGACTAAACGAAAAGATCCCCACACATGTTGATTGGGTTGAACGCAACATAAAGGATCATGAGATGCGTCTACGAGCAGTCGAAAAGAAAATCTGGGTAGTAGCCGGAGCCGCAGGTGTCATCGGTGCAGCACTTACCTTCTTGGTTCAGGTTGTAAATGGCTAGAGTGTCAGATTGGCGACTGCCCTACGATGATAAATACATCACGGGACACTACGGCACAATGTCTGACTTTCGCCGTAAGAATGGCATGCAAGCACATTCCGGCACAGACTGGGCTCAGCCCCGAGGAACACGCATCCCCGCTATCGCTAAAGGCACAGTCCGACTAATTCAGTATTCAAAAGTCCTCGGATGGGTGCTTGTGCAGACCGCCATGGATAAGAATGGCAAGATCTGGTATCTCGGATACTGCCACATGGATGAAAAGCCTGGTTATTCGGTCGGAGACAAACTTACTAAGTCGCAAACTGTGGGCAAGATTGGCAACAGCGGTATGAGCAGCGGGCCTCATTTGCATGCCACAGCCTCTAAAACCTTGAAGGGAGTGTTTGGTGCCACATCCGCAAAAGTCGACCTCTACAAACTCATTCTCGAAAACATCAAAGGGACTCAGACAGAACAAGAGGACAAGGAAGACAAAGCGGTGGTGGAGCCGAGCCAAAGTAAAATAGTTTATGCCTGCCCACATTGCAAGAAGGAGTTGAAGTGAAGGAATACCTAAAGCAGTTTGGTCTGCGTTCGCTTGGTCTTACTCTAGCTACCTTCTTTGGAGGCACCGCCGTAGGTGCTGTTGCCGGAGACTGGCTGATGGGTTCTATTATCGGCGTAGGATCTGCATTTGCTGTTGTTCTTACAACTGTTGGTGTATCACTCGCCTGGAAGGGTCGTCTGGAAATTACAGACATTCAGAATGCTTACCGTGCTGCCGTAGCGAAGTCTGATTCCGAAGCTGTCAAGGATGCTCTTGAAGTTGAGAAGGACGGGGACTTTGACTGGGATGATGTCCCAGACTCCCCAGATGTTGATGAGGACTTAGCCGAAAAGTAGGCTAATGGTATTGCTTAGCGATACAAAGATGTATACTGAGCAATGAGAATGTTTTTTCGTTCATTTTGGCATTCTCCTTCCTAATCAGGAAACCCCCCGTGTCGAAGCGGGGGGTTTCTTTTATCTCAGTTCAAAGACTGAGCCTCTAGCCTGTCGCTATCTCTAGCCTATCAACGATCAGTTGGTAGCGTCCCGCCCCAGATGCCATAGGGCTCACGAGCTGTGAGGGCGTAGTCAGCACATAGTTTTTGCACCGGACATTTCTTACAAATCTCAATCGCCAATCGCTTTTCTGCGTGGTAACCGCCTTCTGATCCAAGGGAGTCATCTGGAAAGAAAATGTGTGGCACTTGCTCACACATAACACCGCCCTGCTTTCTGATTGCAGATAACAGTTTGATGTATTTTTTCTCAGCTTCTTTCAAAATGTCCCTCCTGCTGTGTATGTTAGTGACATGAATCAAGGAAGGCAAATTATGAAATCAGTAAATGACATTGAGTTCCCAGGTGCAACATTTATCGGGGACTTCACGCCCGAACAACCTGAATGGCACGAGCTTCGCTCCATGGGCATTGGCGGATCAGAGATAGGCACAATCATGGGTCTCAACCCGTGGGAGTCTGCCTATGCTTTGTGGGCAAAGAAGTCCGGCAAGATTGACGGCACGGTGCAGGAGAACTGGGCAATTCGGTTGGGCAAGGCTTTTGAAAGTCCCATTTTGGGACTATTCGCCGAGCAGCACCCCGAGCTAGAGATTTATACATGTGGAACATTTGAGTCCAACTTCAAGAACTTCCTACACGCTAATCCTGATGCCATGGCATACAACCCCGAGACGGGCGAGTGGATTGTCATTGAGGTCAAAACTGCCAGGTCATCTTGGGAGTCGGTTCCTGAGCATTACATCGCTCAGGTGCAGCACTACATGTATGTCATGGGGGTCACTCGTTCAATCTTGGTAGCAGTTGCAGGTATGAACTACAACGAGTATGAAATCGAAGCAGACAAGTTTCAGCAAATGACGCAGGTGGACTTTGCGAGTAGGTTTTGGCACAACTTGATAAACGATGTCAAGCCAGACTGGGATGGTAGCGAGTCAACCTACCAAGCAGTCAGACTTATGCACCCTGAGATTGACAACACCGAGTGCGACTTAGGTGATCTAGGGGTTCACCTTTACCTGGCTCAAGTCAAGGCAGATGAAGCAACGCAAGAGTTTACAAAGCTCAAGTCAATTGTTACGGATGCCATGGGGAAATCTAAACTCGGCTTCATGGAAGATGACCAAGGCAATAGATACCGTGTAGCATCGAGACAAATTAGAGGCGGCAAGCCTACCTTGATAGTTCACAGGAAGGGTAAGTAATGCAGTTATTTCTTGGAGATGCAATCTCTCTTATGAAAGAAGGAGACGAACCAACAATGGTTACAGGAAGAGTTACTGGCATAGTGCTAGATGACGAAAACGAAGTTGAGCGTGTATACATACACGGCATCACAATGCCGTTTTGGATGAACGACAACTGGTTATTTATGGACATAGTAGATGAGGAAGAAGAATAATGGCAAGGTTTGATCTATCACAATACGCAACAGTAGAAGAAAGACTAAGAGCTTTTTGGTCTGACCCAATCAGTCAGGATGCTCGAATCGTGACTATCAATCATTCGGTCGATGACAAGAACTTCATCATGGAAGCTCGCATTTACCTAACGGCTGGGGAGCAGGATGCAGGGCTGCCGAAAGTTACCGGATGGGCTAATGAAGTCAACTCAGACCAGTTCGCATTGGAACGATGTGAAACTTCTGCAATCGGTCGCTGTTTGGCTAACTGGCTGTGGACAGGTTCTAAGAAGCTAGATGGAGCCCCTCGCCCATCTCGTCAAGAAATGGAGAAAGTTCAGCGTTCAGAGAAGAATTGGCGGGAGCTCGCTGATACTCTGACAGATGTAGAAAAGCTCAGAGAACTCTGGGCTAATGCTAAAGCAGGCAGGGCTATCGAAGCCGACCTGGATTACATAAAGGAGAGGGCGAATGCTCTATCAAATTCAGGCAGCATCGGTGGAGGAGCTACGGGAGGCTTACCAGGACTGTTTGAGGCGGAAGCTAATAGCAGATCAGGAGGGTCGATTGACCCAAAGCCAAAAGCTTCAAAGGGAAAGTGAAATTTGGCGATTAGCCTTCCTAGAAAGATTGACACAGTTTAGTGAATCCATTAGAGATAGCTCAGCAGATAGCGGAGCTGACCCAAGAGAATAGCAAAGGTGCTGACGCTCTTTATGAAGCCGAGGTCGAACTAGCGAATGCAGAGAACGCTCTTGACCTTATCGAGCAAAAGGCATTTATTCGGTCACAGGGAACCGTGGCAGACAGGAACGCTCTAGCACGGCTAGAAGCGTCTCAGGCTCGCCTAGAACGGGATTTGGCAAAGGCTAAAGCAAATCGTATTCGGACGAAGATAAAAGCCCTAGAAACGGCGATTATGGCTGCTGCTACTCAAGCCAAACTCATTCAGTCCGAGATGAAGCTGTGAGTGTAGCTCCGAAACTACGCAAGATTCTTGAGCAGCGTGACCCCTATTGCTTGCATTGTGGGGATGAAGACACCCTACAAGTGCATCACCGGAAAGGTCGAGGCATGGGAGGTCGACCTAAAAAATCCTTAGATCGATTGGACAACTTGCTGAGGGTTTGTGCCTGGTTGAACTATCAGATGGAAGCGGATTCGCAGCTTGCTAGAACGGCGAGAGACATGGGCTGGAAATTGCGTCAAAGTGACGACACGGCTAAACCTGTATTTGACAAGATCAGAGGCTCTTGGTATTTATTGAAGGAAGACGGACAAAAAATGGAAGTTAGGAAGAATGAAAACTGAACTCATTGCTAGAGATGCTCGTGGTCGTGCCCTAGAAGGCTCGGGCTATAAAGTCTTGACGACAAAAGACAGAGTAGACATCACACAAGAAATCAAACAGATTTACTTTCACGCTGGTCGTGCATCAGCAGGGGCAAGAGACAGATTAGCTGTTGAAGCCTACAAGCAGTATCAACGCATGGAACGCAAATGAAGATAGGTTCCCTGTTTTCTGGCTATGGCGGCTTAGATCTCGCTGTGGCTAATGTGTTAGACGCAGAGGTGGTTTGGCATTGCGAATGGGAGGATGCCCCTTCTGCAATCTTGAACAAGAACTTTCCAGGTGTTCCTAACTATCGAGATGTGGCAAAGGTTGACTTCACGCAAGTAGAGCCAGTCGACATCCTCACAGGTGGGTTTCCCTGCCAAGATTTATCTCTCGCCGGAAAGCGGGCGGGGATGAAAGACGGGACTCGTTCAGGTCTATGGACAGAGTTCGCAAGAGCAATAAATGAACTAAAACCAAGATTGGTGGTAATAGAAAATGTCAGAGGATTACTCTCAGCAAGAGCCGATAATGGCATGGAATACTCAGATGAAGTGGTGGGATACCTCGGAGATAGATCTCCTCTTAGGGCTCTCGGTGCCGTTCTTGGGGACTTGGCAGACCTCGGGTATGATGCGAAATGGACAGGTGTTCGAGCTTCCGATGCAGGAGCTCCCCATAATCGTTTCCGAATCTTCATTGTTGCGTTCCCCAAAAGCTTCTGAGGGCGAAGGTGGGGCTTTAGGAGAGGCAGAAGCACTCAAACGGGGCAACACAGTCGGAGTGCGTGATCAGATTATGGATTTGATGGCTGCTCAAGGGGCAAAGGTAAGCCGTAAAGAACTGCTTGGAACTCCTAGAACTAGCTCAGCAAATGCTCATACCGAAAAACAAGTAACAGCTGGGGCACCAAAAGCTCGTATCGAGGATCAAGTGCTAACAACAAACTGGGGTCGCTTTGAACCTGCCATAAAACGCTGGGAAGCGGTCTTAGAACGCCCCGCACCTGCTCCAACCAAGCCAGA